TCCGCCTCCCAGCTGTTATAAAGAATATATCTCGCGACCTGTAACTGCTTTTCCTTGAAGGGATTTATTTTTTTAAGCGTTTCTTTAACGCTTTTCATCTGTTCCGCCGTATACACGTAAAGACAACCGCCGGTGCCGACGGTTATCGTATATCCGTCTCCGAGTTCTTCGCGGAGTTTTGCCGGTATTCTCATTCTGTTTTTCGCGTCTAACTGATGCGAATAATTTTTACCGGACACGGAACGTCTTCTCCTTCTCTCTTTTTTGTATGAAAATTGTACCACATATTTTGACCACTGTCAACCACTTTTTAAATTTTTTTTGACGATTTTGAAATTTTTTATTTAAATTTTTCTTGCCGCTTAACCACTTTTTCGTAAAATAAACGGTTAAGCTCCGAATTTTTACCGACGAATAAAACGCTGTTTTTACAGTTATTCACTGACGATTTTTTGTTTTTAAGAACAGCCGCTACGATTTTTGCCGTATATTCTACGCCGTTTAAGATTCTTTTCGGCTTAAAGTGGTCAGAAATTTTATTTTTTATAAAAGAATAATGCGTGCAACCGAGAATAACGTTGTCGAACACGCCCGTGCGGTTATCTTTTTCTATCCCCGATAAAGACATGGCTTCGTCTATTTCTCCGTCCGCGGCAACGCTCTCTAAATCGAAGGCGTGTTCTTCTATCGTTTTTGCGAGCCGCGGCAAGCCTATAACGGAAACGCCGTGCTTTTTTTCGCAAACAAATTTTTCCGCCGTAAGCGGCGTTGCGAGAAGAAGGGATTTTTTGCCGGAGAGGACGGCGGTTTCTATCGGAGGAAACACTCCGAATACGGGAATCGGTTCGCAATAATACCTTATCTTATCGAGAATACCGACGCTTAACGTATTGCACCCGAGAACTATCGCCTTTAATTCGCCCCGACCTTTAAGATATTCTATATTGTTTACCGTAATCCTTAGCAAATCGTCTTTGGTGCGCGTTCCGTAAGGCGCGTTGTCGTTATCTCCGAGATAAAGAAAATTTTCTCCGAAAAGGGTTTTGTCGAGTTCCGTAAGCGCGGATATGCCGCCTATGCCGCTGTCTATAACGGCTATATATTGTTTTTTCATATTAGATTTTATGAATCTACCCGTATTTTTAGTTAAAATCGGATTAAAAAGATAAAAACCTTGTTAAATGTAGTTGCTTTTAATATTTATTTGTGTTAAAATATTTAGCGTATTAAAAAGAATAATTTAAGGAGCGCATATAAAATGCCCAACATTAAATCCGCAAAAAAGAGAGTTATAGTAAACGCAAAGAAAACGGAACAAAACAAAGCAGATATGGAAAAAAGATACGGAGCGACCGAAAGAGACGACCGTCTGATGCAGATAGGCCGTCAGAAATGGGAACTGATATACGGCTACGGCACCGACGGCGAGAGCGGTTGGAACTGGCGCAAACGCTACCTCATGCGTAAACCGTCTATGGACGAGATAAAAGAAGAGGTGCGTTCAACCATCGACGCTGAGACGCGCGACAAAATAGTGAACCGCTTTGCGTTCAACGGTGTGAAGATATACCTCAGCGACGAGAAACAGCGCAACTATGCCGCTATCCAGAGCAACACCGACATCGCATTTCCCCTCACGCTCAAAGTGAACGAAGAAGAAGACGCGACACCCGTGTACTACACCTTTGCCACGAGGGAAGACTTCGAGAAGTTCAGCAAGGAAGCCTCCGCCTACATCCTCAACACCATCATGGACGGATGGAAAGAGAAAGACGCAGTGGACTGGAGCAAGTTCGAATAACGCCACAACAGTTAAAAGGCCGAAAGGCTGCCGAGCAGATAATTTTGCATTCATGAATTCTAAAACAATAACGACATGAAGAAGATTATCAAATGGCTCGGAGCGAGCAACCGATACAAGCACCTTGTGGGCGGCGTGGCGATAGGACTGGGAGCAGACAGCACCTATTGCGCAGCGTATGCCGGGGTGGGCGTAGCCGCAGCCTTGGAACTCAAAGACAAGTTGTGGGGCGGCAAGTGGGACTGGGTAGACTTCGGCTGCACGGTGGCAGGAGTAGTTGTAGGACGTTTAACCAGATGGTCAGTATGGCAGTAATGTTCAAGATATGGAAAACCTTTGCCATGATGATAGGCGGCATGGTAGGTTGGCTTGTGGCAGAGTTCAAGCCCACATTTCCGTTGATAGTGGTAGCCATCGTATTCATACTCTACGATGCCTGGACCGCCTTCAAGCTCGACAAGCGCGTGCACGTTGCCTATCCCGAAAAGACGGACCGGAAGAAAGCAAAGTTTACGTCATTCGCCTTTGGCAAGGTGGTGAAGCAGACCATCCCCAAACGGCTGTGGCTGATTGTGCTGGCATACTTGGCAGAGCATTGGGTGTTCGTGCATGTGCAAATCCCCCTGTCGTACATCGTGACCGGGGTCATCTGCTTCGAACAGGCATGGAGCATCTTTGAGAACGAGAGCAGCTGCCGGAGCGAGAGCGACAGCCGTTTCTGGAAGACCTTGCAGAAGATTATGGTAGACAAGACCGCCCGACACTTTGATGTGAACCTCGGCACACTTAAAGCCGATAGCGTCAGCGCAGAGCAGATAGCCCGTGCACGTGAACGCATGATGGACGGCGAGGAGAAAGGAGGTGAAGCATGATCGTACTCATTGACAACGGGCACGGCGAGAACACACCCGGAAAGTGCAGTCCCGACAAGCGGCTGCGTGAATACAAATACTGCCGAGAAATAGCCGAAGCCCTGTGCAAGGCACTCGCGGCGAAAGGCTACCAAGCACGGCGCATCGTGAAGGAAGAGACCGACGTGTCGTTGTCGGAAAGGTGCAAGCGAGTGAACGCCGTGTGCGACGCCATGGGCGCAAAGAACGTGCTACTCGTGAGCATCCACAACAACGCCTCCGGCAATGGCAGTTGGAAAACGGCGAGCGGATGGAGCGGATGGGCGTACACCAAAGGCAGCGAGCGCAGCCGCCTGTTGGCGCGAAGCCTCTATGAAGCCGCTGAGAAACGCGGACTGCAAGGCAACAGGAGCGTACCGGCAGAGAAGTATTGGACCGCCAACTTCTTCATCTTGAAGCACACCAACTGCGCCGCCGTGCTGACAGAGAACCTTTTCCAAGACAACAAGAAAGATGTGGACTACCTGCTGAGCGACGAAGGACGTAAAGCCATCGTGGACCTGCACGTGGAAGGCGTCGAGAACTACATAAAAAGCGTGAAATCATGAGCAAGAGAACTATTTTGTTTGGCCTATTGGTTCTTTTTGTGGGCTTAATGGGCATTGTGGGCTTAATGGGCATTGTGGGCAAGAGCGGCGATACCGTCACGGTGCGCGACACAACGACCGTGACAGACACCTTTTTCTATATGATGCCTGTGGCAACGGACAGCGTGCGCACCAAGTACATCACACGCTATCTGCCGGTGGTGAAGCGTGACACCATTCTGGCAGAGAACTCCAACCTACACAATGGGGAGTGTCTTCCACCGCTCCTGCTGTCAGACGACCGCGACAGTACGGCGGTGGAAATCCCCATTACGCAGAAACGCTACGAGGGCACAGACTACCGCGCCTACGTGAGCGGATATGAGGCGAGCCTCGACAGCATCTTCGTATATGCCCAGACAACAACTATCCGAGAGCGCAGCACGAAGCCGCCCGACAAGTGGCACATCGGTGTAACGGCAGGCTACGGCATTACGACAAAGGGCTTGCAGCCTTACGTGGGCATAGGACTAACGTATTCACTAATCTCATTCTGAATGGAAACGATAACCATACAAGTATTCAAGGACGATGTGTATGAAGAAGTGGCGAAAGCTACCGACTACACAGGCGCGAAACTCATTGACGGAGACGAGAAAGCACGAGACCGCATCCTTGCCACCGACAACGAGCTGAGCGACCTTGGCAGATTTTGGGAAGAGTCGGTGCTTGCCACCAACGAACGGTTGAAGGAGATGGTTGTGTCGGGAACGACCACGGAGGTGGAAGAGAATGAAGAAAAGAAGACCGCTTATGTGGCTGTGTTGGAAGTGAGCAAGTCGTTCGACAAGGAACTGACGCCCAACGTGCAGTCAGCCCTACGCAACTTCTTCATCACATCAATCATCGGCCAGTGGTTCAAATTCGCCAACAAGGACGAGGCAACCGACTACTTTACACAAGCAAGTGATATGATGAACGGAGCGGAACGACTGCTTTACAGCCGGAAGAGGCCGACCCGTCCCAAAGATTAACCATTAAAGAAAGAATATTATGGCAGAGACATTAGGCGCAAAGAAAGAGGTCACGGCAACCATCAAGATAGACTGGCTGCTGTATGACATTATGAACGAGACCTTTTTGAGAGGTCGCACGATTCAGAACAAGGAGAACCACAAGGAGGTGGCGAGTATGTTTGCCTCGGAGGACGAGGAGAACCGCGAAAAGATACTCCGCTCCATCAAGAAAGGCTTTGCCGAGGTGAAGACCGAACTTGCCGAATATCTTGACGAAGACAGCACGACCACCGACAACAGCCACTACGACGGCAGCACGGACCTGTCGCTGACACTCCAGATGCCGAGCAACTTCAACGAGGCGGCAACGACAGGTGTAGGCGAAGCCATCCACGACTATCTGAAGAATACCGCCATTGCAGAGTGGTACATGGTGACCAACAAGGCAGACGCGGAGCAGTATGTCGCCATGGCAGCGGCGAGCCTTGCCAGCATTCAGCAAGCCGTGAGCAAGCGGAGCCGCCCGAAACGTCCAACCACATAATACGGACAGCCTATGAGTTGCTGTGTGGAAAATGAGGGCAGCACGCTGAAGGTGACACTGACCTTTCTGCGCGAGCAGTTGCTCTACGACATCAAGAACTACGCCTATGTGGAGAGCCATGTGATGCCGCCCGAGGCGGAGCACGCCAAGCACATGGTGGCAGATGTGGGCGAAGAGGGCAATGTGGACCGCATGACGAGAGTGCTGGACTTGGGCGTGTCGATGTGCCGTGAAATGCTCTATCCCTGGGCGAAGAGGGAGATAGAGAATACGGAGTATGACGACACGTTTGCGGAACGGAAGCAATACGTCATCACGATGAACGTGCCGACCGCCATGTCGCAGACCACGCTCACGTTTGTGGAGCGACTGATACACGAATATCTCGTGTGCCGTGGCGTGGCAGACTGGCTAAGCATCACCAATCCGCAGAAAGCGGAGACGTGGCTTGCCAAGGCGGCGGAGGCCGAAAGCGAGATACGGACCGCCATCCATTCGCGAATGGAGCGGACACGTATCAAACAACACTTTTTGGATTGACAGTAAGACAAGAGCCGGGGTGCATCACGCATCCCGGCTCTTTGATTAAAACAACTAACCTAAACAATAAACTATAAACAATCTAACCTAACGAACACTTTATCTTGGTTGGTTGGCTTGCCGTGGTGAGAACTGCACGGACGCACCGAATATGTTTTCATCAGCATTGAGGGTTGCGACACCTGCAATGCGGAAATACTTGTATGGCGAACCCCGGAAGCCACGGAGGTAGTGGTCTTTGCTTGACCATACGAGGTGCCAGTTGACCAAATCGCGCGAGCCATAGAGAGCCGTGGCGACATTGCCCTTGCGGAAGAAGCCTCGCTGAATGATGTTGTCAATCGTCTTGAGCGTGTTCGCCGCTTCGAGTTTGAGCGGACGCGTGGTGTAGAGACACTTGACGGCATCGGCAGTCGGCACGGAGAAATTAAGCACGGCGTTGCTGGAGTCCACTGCGAGGGCTTCCGGGTAGGAGTTGAGGTGCGAGGCAATGTTTGAGAATATCATGCCCCACTGCTGTGTCTTCAGCGAATAGACATAGGCGTATGTGATGGAGGGTGCATAGACGATGACGCGCTGATGCACATAGTCGTAAATCATCTGACACTGCGTGAGGAACTCCGTGAACGGCAACGTGGGCAGACACTTGTCGGTGGTAGGCTCGTGCCCAAGCATTGCGTGCAACTTGGTGAAGCCCGGCAGTTGCGTTGCGTCAAACGGATATTCGGAGTTGATAGCCTCGGAAATACACGTCGTCTGCGAGCCGCTGATGAGCATGATGCCCCGGTCGGTGGGGAAGAGGACGGCAGAGTCCAACTGCGTAATGCCATCGGGATTGATGCAGACGTCGCGCGTGATGGGCTGGCGAGCGGAGTATGTGCCCGTGCTCGAGACCTCCAATGCCCACACGCCCTCGGTGGTGAAAGCGTAGAGCGGGAACTGTCCGAACTGACCTTGGGAGAGAGCCTTGGCTGCGGAACAGATGCCCTTTATCTCGCCTGTGCCTACGGTGTTGATGCCCGAGAGAGGGAAGTAGAACGGGTTGTTTACTTCGGAGGTGTAGATTTTGTTGGCAATCTCAATGGGGAAAGTGTTGTCGTACTCCGTAGGATTGACGGACGGCAGGGAGGTGAAGTTCTTCTCACGCACCAACTCGTAGTTCAATACGGCAAAAGCACCGTTGAGGAACTCATGCTGTTTGAGGTCGATAGCGTAGCATGGGGAACTGTAGTTGTATATCACCATTTTATATGCATTGGGATTGGGATAGAACACATAACAGCCCCACGAATGTTTGCTCTTTGTTGATACGCCGCCCGATATCATTTCGCCACTATTGAAAAACTGCATTCCGAATAGTCCGTAATAATCTGTTCCACTTTTCACAGCATACTCTTCTCCATTCTCCTTAATATAAACAGCGATTTGGTATTCATCGGTAGAGAACACAGCCATTGTTATATTAAGTGTTGTTCCATCGTATCCCCAGCTGTAACGCCCATTGCAGTATGCAAACATAGACTGTGCCAAGAAACCGCAGAAAGGCTTGCGTTTGAGTCCTGCCAAGTTGAGACGATTGTTATACCCAAACGAGTAGTCAGCATGAAGTTGGTCGCGTGTGAGGTAGTCGTCCGTCATAGCCTCGCGTGTAACGAGCGACTGGAGATATTCATCATCTACGACAATGTCCTTGCGATTGTTGTCGGCAAGCGCATCGGCAATCTCAATGGAACACAACTTGTAGAAATTGCAAGTATTCTTCAAGGTCTCCGTTACCTTGCCATCAGTAAACTCTGGCAGATGAAAAGTTGTTGCAGGATAGGTGCGGTCGCTTGAATAATACATCGCATATATTCGGGTATAAGACCACTCGCAGTAGTAATCGAGAAAATCCTTTGAAGAGAATGATCCAAGCAGTTTGTCCTCTGCCTTGGAAGAAGATACACTATCCTTGTTGTCGGCATACAACCGCCCGATGAATTTAGACGTGTAGTTGTCGGTGTCGGCAAAAGATGTAATCTTGCCGCTCTGGTCGTAAGTGTAAATCGGTTTGGAGATAAACACATCAATGCTCTTGATGATGTCTGACCAATCGTCCAAGTCGTAAGAGTCGGAGTTACGGACAACCTTGTAATCAAGTGAGGCTGCAACCAACATCAAATCACAGGTAGCTTCCGTGTAACTTTTCTTTCCTTTGACCCTGTTCCACCATACTATGGGAGCCGCCTTTGTGGAGGGGTTCATCAGAATAGGTGCGGAATGATAAATCAACGAGCCGTCGAACAGACGCAGAGCGTAGCGGACAAAGAAAGGAAAACAGAAACGCCCTTTGTTTACGGTCTCCTGTGCTACGAACTTATTGACCTTTGCCATTATCTGGTCGGTTATCTTTGTCTTGTTGGTCTCGGACAACTCATTATAGAGCGCATCTTCGGAGATACCGTCAAAGGAAATGTTGAATGTACTCTTGCTATCATCGGACAGACTGAACAGACGAGGATGACCGACCAAGCCAAACGACACCTCTACATCGGGAATGTGGTCGCCCAACTTGGTATAGGCGTTGTTCTTCCACAGATAGTAGTAAAAACCTTGGTTGGTGAAAGCCAACAGCGTGTTGCCCACTGCGTTGAAATGAGAAAC